AATGGATGATGAGTTAAAAAAAATAATGATTGCATCTGATAACGTAATTTTTGAATACGAAGGTTTAAAAGAACAAATTGTTTCATTAGTAGGGGAACAAGGGGCTAAGTCTTGGGATGCTTCTGAAAATGGCAAAAAAAATTATTCAATTGCAGTTCAAAAAACAATTGCAAATTTCAGAAAAAATTTAGATGCTTTAAAATACATAGGTTAATTCAAAATTCAACACTAAATATAAACAACGTTGCAAATAGAATTAAAACTAAAATTAAACAATTAAAATAATTATGCAAAAAAAAGGAATAAAAGTAAATTTAGCTTTAATAGACGATGTTAAGGCAAGAATTGAAGAAACTAAAACAAGGTTAGCGACTTTGTCAACGGCGTTTAAAAATATGAATCAAATTGTTCAAAATTTTGAAAAAGCTAAAATTAATTTAAACGATGAATACGGGTTTGCTAATTCGTTAACAACTGTAAATGAAAATGCTTTAAAAAGAACTGTTGATGCGGCAAAATTATTAGGGCTAGACCCTAATTCAATTGCTGAGGTAAAACAATTACAAACTATCGAACAATCATTGTTTAAATTATTGATTGAAGCGGACAAGGTAAGACAAAAATATAAGTAAAATTCAACACACTAAACAAACAACGTTAATTAAATAACTATGAGTAACGAAACAATTTTGCAAAGAGCATTGAATGTGCTTATGGGCAAAGATGAAAACGAACCAACACCAACACCCGTTGCAGTTGAAATGGCAGAAAAGAAAACCATTGATGGTGCAGCGATATTTGATAGCGAAAATTTTGCTATTGGTGAAGCGGTGTTTTTGGTTGCCGAGGATGGCACAAAGATTCCAGTTCCTATGGGTGAATATGTACTTGAAGATAATACTTCTATTGTTGTTGATGACAAGGGTATTATTGTTGAAGTTTCAACAGGCGAAGAGGAAGTTGCAGATGTTGAAGAGGAAATGCAAAACGAACCAATGAAGGAACAAATCAGAAAGGCTAGCGAAATGACACCTGCTGCAGCAAAGAAAGTTGTAAAAATTAAATCAGAATCTGAGGAATCTTATTTTTCTAAAATTGAGGCGAGATTGTCAAGAATTGAAAACGAAAGTGAAAATTTAAAAGCAATGAACGTTCAATTGTCTGAGGAAAACGAAGAGTTAAAAAAACAACTTGCAGAAAGCCCAGCGCAACATACAAAGTTTAATCCGGATGCAACTACAAAAAGCGAATTAAAATTCAAACTTGGTGCAAGACGTGAAGAAACAATTTTAGATCGTGTAATGTCAAGTTTATCTTAAACAATTAAAAAAAAACTATAATGAACAATAAAATCCAACTAAGCGGACCAACTATTTCCCCAAATACCTATGCAGGTAATTTCGCTGGCAAATATATTGCAGCGGCTCTATTGAGTGGCGAGACATTGGCAAAAGATTTAATCACATTACACCCTAATGTGGCTTTTAAAGAGGTTATTCGTAACTGGCAGAACAGCGTTGTTGTTGCAGATGCGTCTTGTGACTTTACAGATAGTTCATCTGTTACACTTGGTGAGTATGTATTAACAACTGTTGAAAAGCAGGTTAACTTACAACTTTGTAAAAACAATTTGAGAACTACTTGGGAATCTGCTCAGGCTGGTTATTCAGCATTTGAAAAAATCCCTGCGGATTTCAATACATTTTTGTTAGCTCGTGTGGCTTCTGAGGTTGCACAACAAATTGAATTGGGTATCTGGAAAACAACTTTGTTTTACAATGGTACTGCGGATGAGGGAATGGTTGGTTACTTGTTAGACAATAGTGCAATCACTGTTGCCGCTTCAGGTGCAACTGATGGCTCAAACGTTGTAGCTCGTTTACAATCAATGTTAAATAGTTCACCTTCTGCGTTGTATGGTAAAGAGGGATTCCAATTCTATGTTGGACCAAGCACAATGAAAGCATACCAAGCGGCTTTATCTGCAGGAAACTATAACTTCCAATTCTATGTTGGTGAAAAACCAATGAACTTCCAAGGTATTCCAGTGACTATGTGTCCGGGCTTAAACGATTTCGATTGTGTATTAGGTTTAAAATCTGATTTGCATTTTGGAACCGGTTTATTGAGTGATACGAATGAAGTAAAGGTTATTGATATGGCTGATATTGACGGATCACAAAACATTCGTGTGATCATGCGTTTCACAGGTGGTATTATTGCAACTAACCCAACTCAACAAGTTGTATTGAACGTAACTGTTTAATCTACAAAAGAGATAATTTAAACGGGGTGGGCTATATCCCCACCCTTTTTTTTTAACCATAAAAACAGAAAATATAAAATGGCTTGTAATACTTTACAAAATAGATACGAACCGTGTAAAGAGTTCGTTGGTGGTTTAAGGGGCGTATTTTTAGTTCCTTATAGCCCTACAGATGTGGTTACCAAAGATGGGGCTGGGTTAGTTACGTCTATTAATAATGGAGCGTCCCCAACCCCTGCTAATTCAACGGCTTATTTCTTTGAATTAAAAGGACTTTCAACTTTGGAAATTGCGGGTGCAAGTTCTAGAGACAATGGGAATACATCCTATACTCAAACTTTAACTTTATCTTTAAAACCAAGTGGCAGTACACCCGCTTCGGCTGAAAGTGATAAAGATATTTTTGAAACTTTGGATAAAGGTCGTTGGAGAGTAATCGTTTGGGATAGAAATAACGTCTTTTCTTTAGTTGGTGAAACTGAGGGAATGGATGCAACCACAGATGGCGGTTCATGGGGTGTACAAATGGGCGATGCTCGTTTGAATACTATTGTACTTGTCGGAATGGAAAAATCACAAAGAGCAATTGTTGACGCTGAATCATATTCCGATATGAGTACAGTTGTTGCAATCGATTAAGATAATGTTTCCATACATGAAAATTGCCCCGTAATTGGGGCTTTTTTTGTTTATATACAACGTAAATTTAGAATTACGTTATTTAGATATGGTTATTAATAACGCCACAACTCAAATATCTTTTTTCCCTGTTGTATCTTTTGAAGGTATAGCGAATGTAGATGTTGAGGTATGGCACAAAAATACTAAAACAAAGTGTACAGATGTTTCCGCAGTTACAACAACAGGAACGATGATCACAATTGATTTGCCAAGTTTAACACCAATTAATTTAGTGGCTAAAAATTTAGACACTTGTTTAATTAGGGTGCTAGATCAAAACATTATTTTGTTTGAATATTTATCTACTTGGTCGGATGAAAGTACAAATAATTATAAAACATTTAAAGAATTTACAACAACAACACCGCCAAGCCCTAACTGGATAGCATTATGAGTGATAATATAAGATTAGTAAATTTAAGCACATACACAAGCCCATTAATTACCGAACAAAAGAATAAAGATTGGGTTGAATATGGGGAGGATAACAACTATTACCAATACTTAATTGATTTATTTTATGGTAGTGCGACAAATAACGCAGCTATTAAAGGAATTGCAAATTTGATTTATGGTAAAGGGTTAGAAGTTGTTACTGCGGATAGGAATTTAAAAGGATATTTAAATTTAAAGACTGTGTTTGCAGATCCAAACGTACTAAGAAATTGTGCGTTGGATTTAAAGGCATTGGGAGAGTGTGCCATTCAACTTGTAAAAAGTAAGGATAAAAAACAATACATTAAGGCAAACCATTGGGCAATTCAAACTTTGAGACCTGAAAAGTGTAATGAGAATGGGGAAATTGAGGGTTGGTATTTTTGTTCTAATTGGGCTGAATTAAAAAGAGGATACAAGCCAAAAAGATTTGCCTCTTTTGGTTTTGATGAAACAGACACCGAATGTATATTAGTTATTAAACCTTATGCAATGGGTTCTTATTATTTTAGCCCACCGGATTATCAGGGGGGTACGCAATGGGCTGAGATTGAATGCGAAATTGGGAATTACCATTTAAACAATATTAAAAATGGAATGGCGCCAAGTATGTTAATTAATTTTAACAACGGGCAGCCAAGTGAGGAGATTAAGAATTTAATTGAGGCACAAATAAAAGCAAAGTTTGGGGGAACTTCCAATGCTGGAAAGGTTATTATTGCATTCAATGACAATGCCGAAAGCAAAGCGGATATCACACCGGTACAATTATCAGACGCACATTCACAATATGAATTTCTAAGCCGTGAATCAATGCAAAAAGTAATGTTAGCACATCGAGTAACTTCGCCAATGTTGTTAGGAATTAAAGATAATTCTGGATTTGGAAACAATGCTGAGGAACTTGAAAAGGCTTCAATCTTATTTGATAATACTGTTATACGACCATTTCAAGAATTGTTATTAGATGCTGTTAAACAAATAATGTATAAAAATGGTTATTCTTTGGATGTTTACTTTAAAACTTTGCAGCCTTTAGAATTTACAGATTTAAGTGGCAAAATGTTAAGCGAATCCGACAAAGAAAAGGAAATTGGTTTATCACTTTCAGCTCCAAAGGTTACAGACATGACTGATTCAGATGAGCAGGAATGGTTAGATTATTTGAAAGGCAAGGGAGAAACTTTGTCAACTGATTGGGAATTGGTAAGTGAAGAGCCTGTAACGGATGCCGATAATGAAGTTCAAATGAATAAATTTGAATTTTTTAAAAGGTTTGCAGAACCAAACGAAAAGAGTAAAGACGATAAAGGAATTTACTTAATGAGGTATCGTTATGCTCCTTTGCAAAATGGATCTAACTCACGAATCTTTTGCCGTGACATGGTAGCCAATGCCAAGTTGGGTATAGTTTACAGACGTGAAGATATTGTTACTATGGGCGAAGATGGAATCAATGGTCAATTTGCACCTGCAGGAAAATCTACATATTCAATTTGGAAATTTAAAGGGGGCGTAAATTGTAACCATCAATGGTTCAGACTAACCTACAGACGTAAACAAATTAACGGGAAAATTATTCCTTTGAGTGAATCTGAAAAATCTACTCAACAAAGAGATATTGAAGACAATTATAAAAGAGTTAGTTCACAAAGTGCGGATGCTTTAGGCGTTCCATTTAGCCCGCCAGATTGGACAGAGGCAAGTACTAAAACAATTAATTTACCGAATAAAGGCAGCCTTAAAAATAAATAATATGTACGCAAATGATGATGTCTTATTAATAGACAAAGATACAATTTTTAAATATACCCAATTGCAGGGAAATTTTGACGTAGATAAAATTACGCCATTTGTTAAGGTTGCTCAGGATATTGAAGTTCAGGGAATTTTGGGTACTGTGTTATATCGTAAAATTTTAACAGACGTTAAAAACGATACTTTAACGGGTAACTATTTGGAACTAGTTGAAAAATATATCCAACCATTATTAATCCATTATGGAATGGCAGATTTATTGCAATTTCATGGGTATGAGGTAAGCAATGCCGGTATAGTTCGTAACACTCCTGAAAATACTCAATTGCCAGATAAAAACGAAATTGATTCAATTGTTAAAAGACAAAGAGATATAGCAGAAAGTTACAGAGTAAGGGCGGTATCTTATTTGAGTTACTATGTAGGTTTATTCCCTGAGTACACGGCAAATCAATTTGATGGGCAATACCCAAGTTCGGATCCTTCAAATTATGTTACTTTTCTTTTATGAAAAAAAACTATAAACCAAAGCCGGATAAAGTAGAAAAGTTAACTAAACTTTATACTGAGATAAAAATGGTCAAAGCGGTTAAGTGTGATATTTTTACAAAGACTGCAAAGATTATTGGTATATTGGTTTTATTTTCAAGTTGCTCGGCTCAATACCATTTAAAAAAAGCGTTAAAAAAAGATCCAACGATTATTGAAAAGAAAGTATTGGTTCAAAAAGATACTTTGATAATTCGCCAATCCTACAGCATTACAGACACTTTTACAACAAGGGTATTAGATACTATTATAATTGAGGATGAAGGCGTTAAAACTATCGTATATCGCAACCACGATGTTATAAGGGTTAAGACAATTATCAAAGGGGATACAATAAAAGTTTGGCAAACAATTTATAAACCATTGGTTAAAATTAAAGATTGTCAACATAATTATTGGTTTTACGTTATTTTAGTAAGTGTTGCAATTTTAGGCACAATAATTCTAAGACGTTCAAAATGAGTTTCAAAACACCATCTAGAAGTAGCCCAAAGAATGGGGGTATAAGATCATGTTTATGCCCGAATAATACATATTCAAGAAAATGCTGTGATGGTTTTTTACAAGCGCAAGGAATTGGAAGTATAGTGAGAAATGAAGAAAATCCAACAACGTTAATACCTTGGTTTTGGGGTGTGAGCGATACTGATTTAAGTGTGGGGGAAATTGTAACTTTAATACAAATTGGAAATTGTAATATTGTGAATCAATATGCCAATACAGATTTGGAAATAGTTTGGAATGCCAACGGAAAATTTCTATGGTTTGCATTTAATGGAATTTATCCAAACAAAACTCATTGGTTTAACACAATGTTTAACCAAGGAAATATAGGGGGATCAGAAAATTTATTTGATAATGCTTCATTTGGCAATGTTGTTACCCCTTCATATACGGCTCAGTTTAAAATATATCAATCTAATTACGCCACTAGAACAAGTGGATCAATGATACTATCATGAGCATAATTTTAAACGATAATTTAGATTCACAATTCAATAAGCCATTAGACACTCGTTTTGGGGCTTATGTAGATATTCCAACGGCATTGGCTCAAGTGCCTTTATTTCGTAGGTACATAGGGCTAACAATTGGAATTGGATCTAATCCAGTTGTTGAATATTGGTTTAACGATGGGGTTTTAGATGCTGATTTGGTTTTAAAAACGCCGGATATTAATTATCCTGTTACCTCGGTAAATGGAGAAACAGGGGTTGTGGTATTGGATAAAACTGACATTGGATTAGGTAACGTTGACAACACAAGCGATGCAAACAAGCCTATTTCAAGTGCAACACAAACGGCTTTAAATTTAAAACAAGATACACTTGTAAGTGGAACAAATATCAAAACCGTTAACTCAAATACTTTATTAGGTAGTGGAGAT